CTGAAAACTATTCTATCGTTTGCTTGATACCAACCTCCACCATTAATGATTTGAATTGGTGCAAGTATACCAAGCGGTGCAATATCAGAACGTAAGGCTGAATAAACATCAAATTCATCTTCAGTTTTTATAGTAGATATAACTTCTACTTCAGGCACAGTAGAAATGCCGCCGCCACCATTGTCAACAATCATACTGAATATTGAACTTGTCTCTAGTGAACCAAAAGAAAGTGCATCAATCAATCTTGTGTTTGCATTTGCACTTGCCATGTTTGCAAAAAAGAAATTACTATTGCTAATTAAAACATTACTTTTGAATCCAATAACATCAGTTGTAATGTAACCAACATTTGCTCTTGCATTACCAGGTGAAGATGCTGTTGTTATAACTGCACCACTAGCCAAAGCATTAGATGATTGTACTGTTGCGGTAAGACTGACAACAGCCTGTGCATTTACAGAAGGTACATATTTAATACCTGTAATTGAACCGTTTGCACTAACACTAGTAACATAAGCAAAGGCCGCATTAGCATAATTCACTCTGTCATTTATTCTATAACCTGAACCGCCATTAACAATAGTGTAAGATGGTGGTAAGAAATTAGACAAAGCATATACGTTTGCTCTAGCACCTCCACCACCAATCACTGTAACAACGGTGTTTGGTTTTAAAGTATAACCGAAACCACCATTAACAACATTGATACGTTGTAAAGAACCTTTCGTTGTTTCAGAAACAATAGCAGATGCACCAACACCAGTAGTGTCATCATCCATGCCATCATAGACAACGACAGGATCACCTGGTTGGTATAAAGAACCACGTTTAACGGAGTTTATTTTAATTTGACTGATTTGACCTACAATTTTTGCTGTAAGTATTTGACCGTTAAATAACACATCTTGGTTGTTTGAGTCAACTATCTTAACAAATTCTCCAGACTCGAACAGACGTTCAATATCTGAGATAAAGATTTCAGTTTTATCACCAACCAATACTGCGGCTTCAATCGTGGCAATAGACTTTGATTCTAAACCAAACACTCTTAGGTTTTTGGTGTTTAAAAAATTATTGTTACTTGATGCAAGTTTTAAACTCTTTGAAACATACCATGTACCAGCTGATGCTTTGAATACGGCTTCTTTGGTATTAAATACTTCAAAATCGGAATTGAAAAGAACACGAAAAAGAAACTCATACGATGCCGGTGTACCTTTGGTTTTATATAACTGTCTGGCAACTTTAACCGTTTCTTCTTTGCTTAATAGAGTATCTTTTGGAAAGAAAGGTAAAAAATCATTCGTAAAGTAATCTAAAAATTCTTCTGTTGTTGTATCAATATCTTTATATGATAACAAATTCTGAGTTCTTTCCGATACCTTTCCCGTTTCTTCCATCCATTCATAGTATGCCTTAATGAATGTGTGAAAGTTTATATATTGGTCATTGTCACGAATGTGCTCAGGTAACTGGTCTTTAACCAGTAAAGAGGTTAGTTGGCCGTTTTCTATCATGTTGTTTTAGCTGTTACATTAACAATGATTGATTGTGGATCATATTCATCAAGCGTTATGATTCTATTATAAGATGATGAAATGATAGTTGATGTTGGTGTTACTGTCATCGTCAATTGTCCCAATTCATTATCAACTATAATTGGTGCAAAGGCATTTAATGTAATAATGCCTGATTTATAATCAACCGTGCCAATGTTTCCATCAAATACGGTCTTCACATTTAATGTATCATTAAAATAAGTTCTTAATGTACCAAATTTACCTTCAAGTGCCACTGTTGCTGCACCTAATGTTCCCGTTGTATCATTTGATTTGTTTGTGATTGTTACTATTGCTGAAGTATACCCCACACCTTTTGTTAAAACATTTATTTGTTTGATAATACCATTGACCACCACAGCTTCTGCCGTTGCGCCACTACCATCACCTAAAACTGTGACTGTAGGAGGATACTCATATCCAAAACCAGGATTTGTAACTGTGATTGATTCTACACCGCCTGTAGAAGAAGGCACTTCTTCAATGTTAAGGCCTTGAATTGTTTGAGCCAAGTTTAACGGGTTTCTATAAACAACTGTTGGTGTACTTAAAATACCACTTAAAAACATACCTTTTTTCAGTTCTGTACCATAATAAAGTTTGTATGTTGTTGGTGTACTTAGATTTGGAAAGAATTTTTTCTGTAGTTTAATAGAAATTTCATTTGTAATAATAGATGCATCGGCCGCATTAATTCTATTGTTAAAATCTGATGCTTTAAAAGTGGAATTAAATGTGTTTAATGTTGATAATGAATAAGAATATATTACACTTCTAACAGCCGCTTTGATTTGTGTTGCTGATGCGGTAGTTTTCTTAGGATCATACAATACGTTTGCTGTAATTTGAACGTAAGTATAATCCGGATCAACAATTGTTGGTTCAACTGTCATTATTGAAATTGGTTTCAATACATCTTTGATGAGTTTTGCTTTTTGATTTTGTGTTATCGTGTAACCACCAGTTGGTTTCATACAAACAAATACACGACCATAAACAGGAGGATCGTTCTGTTGGCCACCCCAAACGTTTACTGCATCAAATGAATAACCTAATTGATTTTGTTGAATTGCTGTAATGTAATCATCTTTGGTGACGGCACGATTTTGTGCGGCATATGATTTTGGTGCTTGTAATTTAATAGAATCAATTGTTTCTCTTGATGAACCTTGTGATGCTGAAGTGATAGGTGTAACAACTGTGTTACTATAACCAGCAATAGTGTTCATTATTACGAAATTGTTTGCGCCAGCACCACTTAAACCTTGAGTGGTAACATAAGAAACTTTAACAATATTACCATTCTTCAATGCTTTACCTAATATTCCATTACCAAAATATATTTCAAAGTAACCGTTCAAACCTTCTTGTAAGAAGTATACCGCAGAACTATTATTCAATGTTAAATAATCAGATGCTGGACTAAATGTTGTTAGGTAATTGTTCGATGAAGATTCTTGCACTGCAACCAACAGTGTGGTTGTATCAATATTTGTGTCTGGTAACTTAAATAGTGACTTGGTGTTTGTACCAACATCTACTAAAAAAGAATATACTTGTGAACTACCTTGTTTTAATGTGATTTCATTAAACTGTGCAACACCATTAACTACATTAACTGTGTGTGAATCTGTGTTCACAAAATTATAATTGATACCATCAATAGCTTCAGATAGAAAGCTCGTATATTTTGGCAGTGTCAATGAAGCATCAGTCACCTGATTTACTCTCAAATTAATTGTGGCTGAAGGCGCAATCGCTGATTGTGGAATGTAATTTAATAATTTCGCTTGAGAAACAACAGAGTTTCTTTGTAGTGCAGTATCCAAAAACATTTCATTTGCAACCATGTTCAAGTAATATGCATTATATTGCGTGTTGTATGCTAATACATCCAACAATGTTGAAATTGCAGCACCTTCATAATTATAATCATTAAGGACGCCATTGTCCTTCATGTAGTTTTTTAAACTGTCTTTGATTGAACCGAAATCTAGTTCGGTTATGTTGAAATTTGAATTAGCACCTGCCATTTTATCTGTTTCTCTCTAAAAAAACTGTTACAGTAGTTGGTTGTGTCGCATTTGATATATAAAAAGTTAGTGTAACATCATAAGCATTTCTGTCAATGTATGGTGTCACTACTACATTTTTCATATTTACCCTAGGTTCATAGTTTGCAATTGCAACTGAAATTTCTTTTTCTAAAGCCGCAGCTGTAACACTGGAGATATTTTCAAATAAAAGGGTGTCTATATTAGATCCAAAATCTGGATTCCATAGTTTTTCAAACTTTTTTGTTAATAATATGTTTCTCAAAGAACGGATGATGGCTTGATTATCATAACTTAAAGCGATATCATTCAACACAGGCCTCTTGGCGAGTGTGAAATCTATATCGGAGTATAGTTTTTGTATAGTTTGTGAGGTTGCCATCTTTTATTTATGTCTAGGAGTAAAACGCTTTTTTGAACTTTTGAAGCTGTGGAGAAAAATTCTTAGGCCGGAACGCAAAAATTCGAAATTTCGGCAATTATGCAATTCTTGTCTTAGCTTTCTCAGTACCAATTAAATTATTAACTAAGTATTTTTCAGTTTCACCCATATTATTTAAAACCTTTGTTTTGTTGTACTTTTCAATGAAACCTCTAACATTTGAATAATAATTACAATCAGACACCCTTCTAGTATCCATAAAATTCTTCATATTATTCATTTGTGTGATTAATGTTGTCATACTTGCACTTGTTAAATTTGAATAAACTGTTGTGGTTGTAACATTTTGTTGCAATACGATATCAAATGTTGTGTTAGTTGATGTAACCACACTATTTGCAAATATTTCTCTATAAGTATTCAAAGTAACATTATTTGAAGATAATTGTGGTTCTATCATCAAACTAGTGAAACTGCCCATGATTGGAGCATTATTCATTATACCATCAGTTTGATATGTTATATACATTGCTGTTCTTCCAGCACTCATGGCCATATCCATATATGGACTGACTGTATCTGTACCATCGTATGGTGTTAATCCAGCAAGTTTTGCGGTGTGTGTTCCAAAACTTGATGCTGCGGTTGATAATGCTAGGGCTGAAGACTTAACATTGGCAACATTTGTTATATTAGCTGTGTTTGCTGTGTTGTATATGATAGTTGCATTTTGAACAATTAAATTTGAAACTACGGCCATTGGGTTTTGATAATATCCACCAACGTCATTATTAGCAATATCTTGAGCTTGCCAAGTTGTAATGAATGGTGGCATAGTATCCATGTGTTCTTTTGTGTCAGTTGTTAATTCCTGTATGTGTCCATTAGGATCATCAAAGGAATAACCAAATGATTGAAAAATACCCGATGCGTTTGCCACTGATACCATATTATACTCCTGCGAATTGCGTTATTGACATTGTGGTTGGTGTTCCATTATTGCCATTTCCATGTATATGTGTATTAAATATTGTACTATTAATTTTATCCGACATTAAAACTGCATCCATAACACCTATTTTAGCCAACGAAAAATTGGCCAATGCTGCATTTACTGAAACAACAGCATTCACTGATGTGAGTGCATTAATTTGACCAGGAACTGCAATTGGTGATGCTGGTGATGGGAAACCAGCAGACACACCACCAGATGTTGTAAATCCATCAATACCTGCAAATACACCAGTACCTGCGGTAACTCTGGATTCTGCATTTATCATGTCAGCATGAATTGAACCACCAACATTTAAATCTGAAGCAATTGATATATGGTCGGCTGCACCCAAGTACATTGTTCCACCAAAATTTTCATCGGCTGTAACCCTTACATCAGAATCACCTAATATGTCTATGTCACCGACACTTCTAATATTGGTTTCACCTCTAACTTGTAGATTATAATTGCCTCCAACTTGTACATTCATATCTTCAAGTACATTTAGATTACAACTACCTTCAATTTCAATATTACAATCACCAGCAATCAATACATTTTTATTTGAAACGATGATTGTGAATCCATTACCATATACTTTGTGTACCTCATCACCATTTGGATGCATTTCAATAAATGTTCCACTTCTGTGTGATAAACAAACACGTTCTCTGGTTGGAGTATCATCCATTTCAAATTTATGTCCAGCTTCAGTTTGTTGAACATTATTGTATGGATAAACAGGTTGATAATATGTATTTGCAGCAGACTCAGGTTCTGTCCACAAATTCTCTATTGGTGGGTTATTAACGTCTGTAGTATCAGTCATAATTTATGGTGTAGATTTCTTTAAATCTTTTGGTTCTAGGCTTTTGGAAACACTATCTGTTGTAGGTAGTGTGGAACTATAATTAGCAATTGTTTTGTTTGCAGCATTAACTTCGGCAGCAGAAACCGGTACAAGTAATCCGGCAGTTGCAGCACCTGCAATTGCAACAGCACCAGCAGCTGCAGTACCGGCCAATTTAATAGTAGTCACAGTTTCGTTTGCTAAATTTTTTGCAGCTGTAATGGCATCACTAAGACCACTATCACTTCCTGCTGTTAATTCTTTCCAGAAATCTGTTAAAACACTTTTTACAAGTTTTAAAAATTTTGCCAAACATTGTGCTAATAACGCTAAAAATCTTGCTGGTAAAGATAAAATCCATTGAATGATAGCTCTAATTTTTGTAATGTATGCCAACACATACTTTTCAAAATTAATAACATCTTTTAAAAATTTCTGTACAGTCTTCAACCAACGAGCTGCTTGTTTTAGTTTGGCCGCAATCGCTGCAAATATACCAGATTTGTCTGATAAACCTAAAGCTTTCAATATTGCACGAATTTGTTCTCTAATCGCTTGTGCAGTTGCTTTGATAAATTTTTTCAAATAGATGTTTTTACGCATCTCATCAATAAAACTACAAACGTGTGTTAATTTTTTATTATTATTGCCTCTACTTGTGCCTGTAACAACACTTCTCGCACACATCGGTATCGTTGGTGTTCCAGGAACACGACCATCATTCTCTGCACCAATTGGTGGCCTTAGATTTTCATTGCCTACGATAGGTAAATCACCTGAAGAAGGTCCTATTGGTTCTACATTTGTGATAGTACTTTGACCTGGTGTAAATATTTCTGCTGTTGCCATTTTAAATTATCTCTTGTGTTGTTTGGTCTGGTTCTTTTTCTAAGCCAGGTAATACACCCATCATTACTGGTGCTTGACCGGAATCTCCATCCATGAAGAAACCTACAATCCATTCACCCAACATAGGTGCGGAGAATGATTTTGAATGATTAATTGGATACATGGGTAGAGCCCAAGGTAAATCTTCCGTTGGTAAATCTATCTTATTATCTGTATGCCAACCAAAAATTCTAACTTTGCATCGACCTAGACCTAATGGATCACCTCTGAATTCATTGATACCGACCCACCAAATAAATCCATCTTTACCTATAAAATTATTATTCATTCACTGCTCCCAAATTTGATTGGTCTGGATATTTCAATTTAGTATTTTCTTTTGCTAATTCCAAAATAGTTTGATATACACCTTGTGTTTGTATAATATGCCTAACAGCAGTTACAAGATATATGCCAGAAAAATATTCATCTTTTTCTCTTGTGGCCGCAGTTGGTGTGCCTTCCATACCTAAAGAATATAACAAGATGTTAACTGTTCTTCCTGCTGTTATACTACTGTCTCCAGGTATTATTGCCTTCATCACCGTGTAATTTGACAAGGCAATTTGTGCGGTTCTATTAGGCACGTATGTCTCTATGTATATGTCTTTGGCCACACCATCCGGTTTTTGACTTATATATTCTTGGTCGATTTGATTTGCATTACTAAATGCCAGTTTCAAAGAACTTTCATACATCTGTGTTTGGTGTTTACCGAATCTATTGACTGCTGAACCTGATTGTGTATATCCCAATTCATCTTTACTAAAATTTGTAACTGTCTTTGTTCTTTTAATTGGATCAATTGAAATTAACCTGTTGGCATACATACCAGAATTTGTTGCTTCTAAGGTGTCATATGTTTTTATGAATTCATAATCTAGAATGTTAAACATATTTTCAGCTCTGTTACTATAATTCAAGTCTGATGGTTGATATTTGTATGTTGCATAAGGAGTATCCGCAAACATTGATTGTATTGACTGAAAGTAAAATCCATCGTTTGTTTCATAGAATAACATATCTGCGCCGCCATTAATATCTGGCCTTGCGTATGTTGATAACCAACTTATTGCTTCAAATGGTTTCAATCTAGGTATAACAAAATCATAAACACCATATGTTTGTTGTATGTATTTGACTTTTTTAGGATTAACTTTTAATCCATTGAATTCATCCAAAAGTAAACTACTTACAATATCGGATATTACCGTTCCTTTGAAAGATTTTGAAACCTTCAGTTGTTCAGACAAAAACAATTCTTCCGATGAAAAATACATTGTAAAAAATTCAGAGTTTTTATTGCCAGCTGGTTTTCTGTTACCGACCTTATATAATCTATATTTTCTTGAATTTTTATATTCTGCTGATTGTTTTTTTGATTTTCCATAGATAATCTCAATAAATTCTGAACCATCTAATCTGAGTTTTTCAATAATACCAACAGCATCACGTAAAACAACATTACCAGAACAAGCAAAAGAGTATATGTCTTCAAAAAAAGACAACTCAACAACTAGGTGTTTTAATTTAAAGGTGTCGCCATAATCGGTAATAATATCCACTGCTTCCAAGTTGAAGTCTTGTGCATATCTTGGTCCGCCAGCTGGTGCGCTATTATCTTCAGCCATATTACTTCATCAATTCCAAAAATTGCGACTCTAGTTTATCCGCATATGCTTTATTTAATATTTTTATATTTCTTTTCGACTCGTTTAAAGAATTTTCATATTCATAATTTGTAACTACACCCTTTACGACATTTACTCTAATTGTTTCTGAACCTAATGTATATGTTTTTGTTGTATTGGATTCTAAACTGTTATAAACTTCTTGTGAAATTATTTCGGTATCAACAGTTGTTGTGTTTGTGTTTATATTTGTTTTTGTGGTAATTCTTTCATAATGATGTGTAGAATTTAAATTACCAGTATTATATTTGTTTAAAATATATTTTTGAAATTTATTTGAACTTAATGGCCAGTCCCATTGTGGATCATTTAATTGGTTACAATATAAAACAATCCAAAAACGATTAATATCTCCATAATATTTGTAAGCAATAATTTCAGGAGTATCACCGTCTTGTACATCATAACTATAATAAACCAGAGCATTATTTAATACACTTGGTATTACACTTGCTCTTGCCATCAAATTTGTATAAATTGTGGTAACGTTATTTTGATCCACGTATTTTATTTTTGGTAAAGAATTAAAGTATTGCATTAGTATCCTGCCTCGATTGATGCTCTGTCGACCAAGATAATTTCTTTAAATGTGATGTTCACAATACTTTGTACCGGTGCACCATCTGTATGTGCTGTCCATCCATTTGGTGCATAATTTACATCAATTGATTCAATCACACACTTTTGTAATCTTGGTAGATTTGTATTTGTTTTGCCTTGGAAACGAAAATCAATGTTAAAATAAGCAGGTGGAACCCAAAACATACCTGCAAAAGCAGTTGATGCAGCTGGCGCAGCCCACTTTCTAAACATTTTTATAATTTGTTTAACATCTTCAGCTTCTCTTGCTGAATATGGTGTAAATGTGAATGACATATCAAATGTTCTGAAGTCGATACCTTGAAACAACATTTGTTTTTGGGGATTAAAAACGTAACCAGCTTTGTTCAATATAACTTTTGATGCATCGTTGTTTACCACATCTGTAAATTTACTAACAACCCTACCCAAAAGTGGTATCGCACCGGCAGCTGATGCTAATGTTGTACTGTCATCATAAGATGCAGCAGAACTTAAAGAGAAATTTTCTGGCATGTATAAAGATATGTAACCGACTGGTGTTCCTTTTTTCTCACTAAAAAAGTTTGTGACACCAGCAATTTTTCCAGCTAAACTATCAAGTGCTCCAAAACCTGCGTTTAATGTGCCAGTTGCGGCTCCTCTAGGATCATCAACAACTTTTGTTACACCGTCTGAAACGGTTGATGTGAAACTACTCCATGTGCTGCTTAATGAATCGGCCGAGATACCGTTAATTGCATCTAGACCTTCACCAGCGGCATCAAATCCCATGTCCACAAAATTTCTATTCAAAACATATAGACCTTCCAAACCAATTTCTTTCACTTCTTCGATTGTAAAGAATACTGAATGTGATTTCGTAGAACTACCTAAGTCTCTTGGATATTGTACAAAGTCCAGTCCGCCACTATCATACAATGATCCAAGTGGACCGCCTAGTAATCCACCTGGTATATTAATGCCGCCAATTGATGTTGGTATTGAAATAAGTGCCATCGTTTTGTTTTCTGAAAGAGTGATATATAGTATTTATGGCATATTCAGGAACGTTTCGACCCTCAAATCCCCAAAAATACATGGGAGACCACAAAAACATTATATATCGCTCATCATGGGAATGTCGAGTGATGAATTGGCTCGACAAAAATCCAAGTATTGTGTCTTGGGCCTCAGAAGAATTAATAATTCCATACAAATCACCAGTTGACAATCGTATGCACCGATACTTTCCAGACTTTGTTGTTAAAGTTAAGGACAAAAATGGGCAAACAAGAACGATGATGCTTGAAGTAAAACCAAAAAAACAAACAATGGAACCTGAAAAGAAGAAACGTGTTACGAAACAATACATACAAGAGGTTGTCACATGGGGTGTCAATCAAGCCAAATGGAAGGCTGCAACAGAATATTGTTTGGATAGAGGTTGGGAGTTCAAGTTAATAACGGAAGACCATCTTGGACTGTAACTAAATATCCAATGACGACAAAATCCATACTCACCACATTATCAGAAGAAAAGATAGCGGCTCAATATCCAACGATGAGCCGTGAATCTTTGCGTTGGTTGTTGCAAAAAGTTGCAGCGCTTAGAAATCCAACACGTTTATCTGTTCCAATTACAAAAGAACAAAATAGATGGACAAGACCAGGAGACAGACAGAAATTTTTAATGGGTGGCATGTATTATTTTGTATATGATCCAAAAGGCAAGGCAGATTTACCATATTATGACAGGTTCCCACTGGTATTACCACTTAAAAGACAATCCGATGGTTTCATTGGATTAAACCTACATTATTTGCCACTAAAGTATAGGGTTCTTTTCCTGCGTAAATTATTGAATTTCGCAATCTATGATGAGAATGATGAAATAAAACGAATCCGTATAACCTATCAAATCCTGGAGGCTTCTTCCAGGTTAAAAGAATTCAGACCTTGCATCAAACACTACCTATACAGTCATATAAAATCCAGAATTCTGGCTGTAGAACCTAACGAATGGGATATTGCAACATATTTACCAATTCATCAGTTCAAAAAGGCAAAACCACAAGAAGTCTGGAAAGATTCGGTCCAAGAAATAAGGAATTCTTAAATGGCACGTACACTCAACGATTTTAAATCAAGTTTTTCTGGTGATTTGGCTAGAACCAGTAGGTTCGATGTTGAAATACCTCTACCATTAACTTTGGTTCCATATATTAAGTCTGCTCGTAGACTTAATTACAGATGTGAAGTGGCCACATTGCCAGGAAGAACATTTGCAACAACGGATCAAAAGACTTATGGTCCAATAGAAAAACATCCATATCTTACGACATACAATGATATCGATTTGACATTCATTGTTGATGATGACATGCAACAGAGATTGCTTTTTGATGGTTGGTTGAATTACATCAATCCAACATACAATTACAATATGCGTTACAAAGAAAATTACGCAACAACTTTGACAATCAATCAATACAACGTTTCAAACAAAAAAACATATGCCGTCAGTTTGATGGATGCATATCCAATTTCCATGAATCAGTTAGATTTAGATTGGAACGGAGATGGGTATCATAAACTGACAGTAACATTTGCATACACATACTGGAAAAATTTGTCTCTACAAGCTTTGGGTATGGACCTTTTGGATGCAGGCTTGGATTCTATTGCAAGCGAATTGGGTGGATTAGGTGGTTCTATAGGAAATGCTGTGTCAAGTGGATTTAATGACATGGCAAATTCTATATCATCACCGATTGATTTTAAGAGTTAAATTAAGGAGTTATTATGGCTTTACCAAAACTTGAAGTGCCAACATATGAATTGGAATTACCACTTTCTAAAAAGAAAATTAAATACAGACCGTACCTAGTCAAAGAACAAAAGGCCTTGATGATGGCCTTAGAATCTTCTGATGCGAAAACAATTCAACACAATGTCAGAGAAATTTTGACTGTGTGTACTTTGTCTAAAGATGTAGACATTGATGAATTACCAATTGTAGATATTGAATATTATTTCCTACAGTTGCGAGCAAAATCGGTCAGCGAAATCTCCGAATCAAAATATCGTTGTAACAATGAAGTTGAAGATAAAGTCTGTGGCAACATTATGGAAGCCAAGATTGATTTGACTGAGATACAACCAGTACAGGAAGAATATGTGGATCCAGAAATTCAATTGACAGACACAATCACCGTCAAGATGAAATATCCACCATTCAAGTTGGTTAAAGATTCTATTGATATGGACAACATTACAGAAGTTACCTTCAATATGTTGGCACAGTCAATTGAATATGTTTATGATGGTGAACAATTTCACTATGCAAAAGAAGTTCCTGTAAAAGAATTGGTTGAGTTTATTGAACAATTGAACCAAGAACAGTTTGAGAAACTAGAAAAGTTCTTTAATAGTATTCCTAAACTATCTAAGAAAATTGATATGACTTGTTCCAAATGTGGTTTTGAACACCACTTGGATGTGGAAGGGCTCGAAAGTTTTTTCGGCTAATACTTTGTTATGATGATTTAAAAAATTACTACAAGACTAACTTTTCTTTGATGCAACACCATAAGTATAGTCTTACCGAACTTGAAAATATGATACCTTGGGAACGAGATATCTATGTCGCCATGTTGATTCAATATTTGGAAGAAGAAAACCAAAAACTAAAAGAACGAC